GAGATCTAATATCTAGATAAGGGATTTTGTTGGATTGCATAACAGTGTTAACACCAACATGATATCCACTAATCAAAAAGTTTTGTTCTTGTAACAATTTGGAAACTGGATTTTCTTTTGCAAATTCATTTGCATCGTCGTATTTTGGCAAAAGATCTTCTGCTTTCAAATTACTAGAACCAGCCAATACACTTTCTAACGTTTTTTCTGTTGGTTTAACTGCTGGTTCAGCTGGTGATTCAGCTGGTGAACCAGATGCTGGTTCAGCGAATACATCTGGTTCAACAGCACCTTGGACAACTGACTTTTCAACGTTCTCTAATCTTTCAGGGGTAATAAAACCTTCTTGAGGTTTAATATACATAAATATTACATATATAACACCCAAGACAATCAATAATTTAAGTAGATTGTTATTTTGGATAGTTTCTAAGATATCTGCGACAGCCATTCTTTGTTTTTAATATAGTATAATAAAATAAAATTATTTTTTTAATAAAAAATCAATCACGTACTTAATTTAAAAGTACAAGTTTAATATCTTATAAAATAAAAAATTTTATTACTACTTAATACTTAAATACTAGTACTAATGGATTTCATAGAAGAACATCCAGACAATTCGGATACAAATGACAATGAAACTAATTCGAATGAATCAAATTATATAGAAATAGAAGGTGATTTAATCAATTTTCATTTTGATGAAATACTTGATATATATTATGAATTAAAAGATAGATTTTATAAGTCCCCCTATTTTATAAACTTATTACAAGTTGTTCACTTAACAAAATTTATTGGAAATGTTTTAAATGGAACTAAACAACACAAAAAAACACACTCTTCGGTTTTACTAAAAATTTTTGAAAGCTATTACTTTGATGAAATAGATACTTCTTATAGAATTATGTATCCGTTTATTAAAAAATTCAAATTTACTCTAGATAGAAACACGTGGATTCTTTTTTGTTATAATCATTCTGATTTATACGAATTGGCATTGTTCAATTGAATACAATATTAAAATGAATTCAAAATACTTTTTTTTGGTATTCCATACAAACCATTAATACACATCAAATAACAATCGCTCATATCATCTTTTTTACCGTGTTGTAAAAAATGATCTAGCCACCTTTCCTTTTCAACCCCTTCCATTTTATTTTCCAAAAACCACTTTGTATATTGTATACTTAGCCATTTTCTCTTTGCATAGGATCCCTTTAATTTACATTCAATATCTGGGCCAGTATAAGCTTTTAATTTCTGACTCGCTCTTACAAATCGTATAGTAGTTAAAGTGTCAATAAATAATTCTACTAATTTACCATATATAATATGAGACACAAATATCATTTTTCGAGCCATTTTAGGTTGCAATTCTATAATAATACTTTTTATTTGTATAAAAGTGTCTTTGTGTTTAGTATAAATTTCGTCTAACTTATATATTATAATTTTTGCAATATCTTGAAGAAGATAATCATTTACAGCTTTTTTTTTAAAATGATTATTCTTTTTCATTGGCAACATTTCTTTTGGGAAATGTGTTTTGCAACAATACTTGACATTTTCATTGTCGTTTTCGTTTTGATTATTTTCGTTTTGATTATTTTCATTTTGATTATTTTCATTTGTTTTGTATTTATACAAGCATTTTTTATCACAAACCTTTCCATTTTTTTGAATACTCTTGCATTTATAATCATCTGTATCTAATATATTGTATACACCCCACAAGTGAATTTTATAAGATTGGATATTTGTTTTTTGATCACTTGACATTACACATAAACTCAGATTTCTCAAGCCAATATCAATCGATAAAATCATTAAAATGGATTATGCTTGTACTAAATTCTCTTTGAAAATAGATTCGTATTATTAACGCATACATAGTATAATTAATTAAACGCATTAATACGTTTATGTTATTATTAATGCGTTTAGTGATAAAAACGGGAAAATTATTTTCTCTTAATAAAGTATAACAAATAAAACATGTCAAGTCAAAGTTCAAAAATAAGTTATGAATTTGGATCAATTACAGTCAATGACATTAATGTCAATTCGGGTAGTGTCAGTCAAGCTACATCTATTACTACAGCTGTCAATTTAACAGCTCCTTTCGGTATTATTACCACACAATCAGCAACTGCTGCTGCTGACTCTACACATACATTTACAGCAAATCACCCTAGTGTTACAGCTAGCAAAGTCGTTCATGCTACAATTGTAGGATACGCAGGTACAGGATTACCTTCTGTACGTGTTTCCACAGCATCTGGCTCTTTTAGCGTTATTATTCAAAATCACCATAGTTCAGCAGCTCTTAATGCCCCATTAAAAATTGCTTACAGCATTTTTTAAGTACTTTAAATTTATTCGCTTAAAACATATTTTACAAAATCCAAATAAAATTTTTACTATTGGTATTTCGTTATCAATAGAAAATTAAAAAATATAGTATTATAAATGTTAAACGAGTTTGAAAAATTATCATTACGCAAGTTTAAGATTAAAAGTATTTTACCAGATGCAACTATTCTTATTCTCGGTAGGCGTAGATCTGGTAAGAGTTTTTTAGTTCGAGATATTTTTTATCATCATAAAGATATACCATCCGGTGTTGTTTTTTCAGGAACAGAAGAAGCTTCTCCTTTTTTTGGAGACTTTATTCCAGATTCGTTTATTCATTCAGAATACGACCCTGAACTTATAGATAGTATAATGAATCGTCAAAAACGTAAAATTAGAGAATCTAAATCATCTGGTCTTTCTGAAACTGGTAAACATCATAGCAATAATTTGTTTATTGTATTAGATGATATGCTTCACGATGCACAAAATTGGAAACGAGATAAAACTATTAAAAGCATTTTTTTCAACGGAAGACATTACAATTTTCTTTTTATTTTAACTATGCAATATGCACAAGGTATTCCACCAGAATTACGTAGTAATATTGATTACGTTTTCATTTTTAATGAAGCATCCGTTGCTAATCGTAAAAAAATATACGACTCTTATGCTGGAATGTTACCAAGTTTTGATCATTTCTGTAATATATTAGATGCATGTACACAAAATCACGAATGTTTAGTAATAAAAACATCTGGAAACACTACTGATCTAAGAGAACAAGTTTTTTGGTATAAGGCCGAACCACATACCAACTTTCGTGTAGGTCATCCTAGATTATGGAAATATCATAGAATTAATTATAATGACAATTATGAACAAGAAGAAGATCAAAATCAAGAAGAAGTTGATAAATTACGAAAAAAATTTGCTAAAACACGAAAATTAAAAGTAATTGTTTCACGTCAAGGTGATATTGTAGGTTATAAAAGAGATGAATAATGAATGTTAATTCGTTACTAGTAACAATTATTAAATTATTGTAAGTTTCATATCAAATTCAGATAATAGTTCATTTAATTTTCCGAGTTTTCTCTTTAAATTCCAGATATCAAACCATCCACTTCCGTATTTATAATCGTTTTTATCATAATCAGATATAAAATTTATATACATCTTTATCTTATCAAATTTTTCCACATTATTCTCATTCGCGTCTTTTGCATTTTTTTTATTAAGAATATTTATATTTTCAGAAAACAACATTTTACAAATATCTCTTTCTAGCGCTTGGATCTCACTTATAGTATAATTCAACATTACTTAATTACTTTACTCTAATTACTTAACTCTAATTACTTTACTAAAATAATTCAATTTTTACAAAAAATCAAAGACTAGTTTTTATTGTAGATTACTTTTTTATTGAGTTTTATTAATAATGAATCACATAAACAACTTGATATCAGATCCTGTTAAATTTGTGAATCCAATAGATCCTTTTAAAGACATTTCTATTTTCGACGATAAAACAATTGTTCTTCCAAGACTAGAAGAATACAGTCTATCAAATAGATTTTTTCTTGATGATATTCGATTTTCCTATTACTTGGATACAATCTTATTCAACATAAATTCTTCATCAGAAGACTTTAAAAAGGTTTGTCATATTGTTGTCTCAAACATTCAAGAATACTTTTTACAAATAAACTTGATAGATAACACAATAAAAATCTCTTCATCTTTAATGTTACAAATATCAAATTGTTTAAATCCTCAACACATCCACTATACAAAACTTATTGTCATACCAATTAAATTATCTTTTGTAAATTCAAAATTTGTTTACGACCAAAATGAATTTGGTGATCAAAATGAATTTGGTGATCAAAATGAATTTAGTAATGAAATCCAAAACGGTAATAATTTGTATAGCGCACATTCAAATGCGATTATTATAGACAATGAGAGATTAACCATAGAATTTTACGAACCACATGGTATATCATTACAACACCCTTACGGTGCTTTTAATAATATACCAGATATTATCAAAAATTATATACAAAATACCTTTAATTTGTATCACTATTCATTTATTAATGCAGCATCTATTTGCCCTATGGGGGCACAAGAACTACAATCTTCTGTTAATAAAGAATCAGGGCATTGTTTGGCATGGAGTCTATACTTTAT